TGCCGCCACATGGGTTGTCACAGCAGAAAGCATCGCGCTAAAGGTCGATCTTTATGTTTGCTGGGAGTGTTTGAGAGGCAAATATCTATATCAGGGCAAGCCCATAGAGAGATGCGAAGTGAAGTAACATTCGTCGGCCGCCACGTCCACGAGGGCCGCACCTACCAGGGCGAGAAGTCTAACGCACGCTACCCCTGGGATAACTACGGCGAGCAGCCGACCTGGCTGAGCCTCGCGGAGGCGGCCGCGCGCGCCCGCGTCCCCGTCGACGAGATCAAGCGCGCGATCCGTGAGGATGGTTTGCGGTCAGAAAGGCGCGGCTGGGTGCAGATACACAATGGCGACCTGATGGACTGGCTGCACAGGCTGTAGAGGGGTCGAGCATGCCGACACGGACAGAGATCATAGAAAGCCCCTCCGGCCGCGGCCGGCTCTACCACGAGGGCACCTTCGTCGCCGAGGTCGTCTACAGTCTGAGCGTGACGCAGAAGATACACGGCGCGGCGACGTTCGGCGACCCCGAAGCCGAGGTCGAGGGGCTGAGGGACATCACCGGACGCATCGACCTCGACTCCCACCAGGCCGGGGCGCTGCTCGGCGAAAACCTCGTCCTGGAGCTGAGTGACGGCCGGCGCCTCCCGATCTATATTCTGAATCAGCGAGGGCTAATACAGGCGCGCGGCTGGTTCGGCGACGAGTGAAGTGAACTGCCTACTGCCTACTGCCTACTGTGAACGCTGAACGCTGAACCGCCCCCCGCCCTGGTTGATTAATCAACGTTAATTCAACCCGCCCCCTCCCGCGGATAGAAATAATCTTCTAATTTTCCCAACCCACGAACGTCCTCACTGCAATAAATTCGGCGAATTCCGTCGTATAATTCAGGGCATCCGGTCTCCTCAGCTGCCCTATGAGAGCGACCTACCTCGGAAGCAACCCGATCTCCATCCTCATCCGCTGTACGTGTGGCCGACGCCTCCTCTTCCACAAGAAGACTTGGGAAATCGACGACTGCCTGCGCTGTGACAACTGCGGCGCGAAAATTTGCTACAAAACGTTGCGGGTCATTCCGGCCCCCCGGGAGGGAAATATGGCAGATGGTGAATTGGAGGCGCTGCGCGAGGTGGAAGCGGAGGTGCGCGCCTTCCTCACATACTTCGATTACCACGTCACGGCGGCCGAGGAGCGGGGGAGTCGCCTCCACCCGTTCGCGCCGCGCACGGTCGAGACGGTCGAGGCGCTGCGTCCCCACCTGGCCACGCTCGACGAGCTGCGCCGTGAGGAGACACCGGCGAGCTGAGCCGAGGCGCGAGTTTTGCGCGCACCCGGCCCCACTCGGACACCCCTACGGAAAATAATTCTCACCCCAGTTGTATAAACCGCGGTGTGGCCAAGGGGGTGATCAGGGGCGGGATGAACTTCGAGGGGCGGAAGGGCCGGACGCTTTTCGCCATTACCCGGCCGCCCCACCTCGAAACCATCGAGCAGCAGTGCCTCTTCTCCTGGATCGGCTCGACGGCCAGGCTCTACCCCGAGGGCAGCGACGAGCGGGAGACGCTCGACTGGATTCACAGCATCCCGAACGGCGCGCACGTCGCCAAGGGGCACGCCCGCCGCCTGGTCGCCGAAGGGTTGAAGAGCGGCATCCTCGACATCTCCTGCGACGAGCCCCGCGCCCACTGGCACGGGCTGCGCATCGAGATGAAGCGCAGGGGCGAGAAGCCGAGCGAAAACCAGGAGCGATACATGCGCTACCTCGACCGCATCGGCGTCCGCCGGGAGGTCTGCTACTCGTGGCAGGCCGCGGCACGATTAGTCATCGAGTACCTGGGCCTCGCCCGTCACGCCCCCATCTACGAGTAAGATCATATGTCTTCTGCAAGCCCGTCCCCCGCCGTCCTCCCGCCGCCGCCGCCCCGGCCTGCCTACCCGTCCGACCTGACGCGCTCCGTGCGCAGACGCGAGCAGCGATCGCGTCTGCGGGAGTTGGCCAGGCGCGCGGGAGACCCTCGCGCTATGGATTTTGAGTGCGCGAAGAGAATCACGGAGATCGCCGCCGCCGAGCATGACCCGAACATGAGGCGCGAACTCTACCGCGTCGCGCGCGCTTACCGCATGCGCCACGCCGGCGACGAGCACCGGCAGCGCATGGCCGTGCTGAAGGTGATGGAACGGGCCGAACTCGTGACCGTCGCCGAGATCACGGCGCAAACGCTCCTCCCGGCCGAACTGATCCAAGCCTTCCTCGACGAGTGGTCCTCAGCCGCCGTCGATCTCGTCTACATCACCACGATGAGCGGCAAGGGAAAGTGCGGCCGCAAAGGCACCGTCCGCTACTACGGCCTGCTCCACTGACCCTCCGCTCGGACACCCCTACGGAAAATAAATAACCGCCTTGCTCTAGTCTCGCGCCCGTGGCGGGGCTAGAAGCTCCATGCCGGCGACAACCGTCAACTGCGCGTCTGGTCGCCCTGTGCCGAGCCGGCCCCGCCCCTTGTAGCTTTAAGGAGAAACTTCGTGAACCCACAAATCGCTGCTCTCATCCGCTGGGGCTTGGTCTTACTCGCGGGCGTGCTCGTCACGCGTGGCTACCTGGGCGACGCCGAGCGCGACTCGTTCGTCGGCTCGGCCGCCCAGCTGGTCGGCGCGGCCGTCGCGGTCGCCTCGCTCTTCTGGTCGCAGCGCGACAAGAAGCAGACCGGGGAACTGCTCAACGGTGCGCTGGCCTCGCCGGCGGGGACGACCGTGCACACGCTCGCCTCAAGCGCCGGCTCCGGCTGGAAAGATTTGTTGACGCGCCAGGCCATCTCGACCGTGCTCGCGCTGGTCGGTGACCAGGTGAGCCGCATGCGCTTCGCCAAGTACCTGACGCAGCTCCGGGACGCGCTCAACGCAGCGTTCCCGCCGGCGGGGTAACGGTGATGGAAGTCAGGGCGCACGACATGCACAGCGGCGGCGGCCTCATCGCTACGTTCATCACAATGGCCGTCACCTACGTGGCCGGCCTTCTGGTCGACTTCGGCAGTCGGCTCGGCGAGGTGTGGGCGCACGTCACACCCGGGCAGGCCGCGCTCGCCATCGGCCTGCTGACCTACGTCACGCACAACGGGCCGCGCTTCTACCGCGGCCTCGCCAACCTCGGCCGCCGCCTCATAGCACTAAGGGGGCTCAGGCCGTGAACGTCACCCGCCCCGACATGACCGGCACGGCGCAACCGCCCGAAGACGACCGCGCGTACTGGTACGCCGTCTTCGTCACGTCGGTGCTGTCCACGCTGTTGCTGACTCTGCTCCTCGCGGCGGCGGATGCCGCGAACGGCACCTGGAGAATGCCATGACGAGAAGACTCTGTTTCGCGCTCCTGCTCTCGGTCACGCTCCTCTGCCTCCTCTCGACGCAGCTCGCGACGGCGCAGCAGCCGAGGGTGCAGGGGCCTGCCCCGGCCGACTGCCCCCAGGCGCTCAGAGAGAACAACGCCTACCGCGACCGCATCGCCTCGCTCGAACGCCAGGTGGACGCCACGAACGAGGACGCCAAGACCTGGTACATCCGCGCCGCGCATCTGGAGGAACTTGCCGCTGACCAGGATCGACTCGTCAACCGTTACCGCGAGGAGCTCTTCTACACGCGGGCGCGGCTCGAGCGCGCGGAGCACCTGCTGGAGCGGCGGGCGCTACCCGAGGGGCGCAGGCGCCGACCGCCGCGGCGATGACTACTGAGCAATTAGAGGCGCTGGGCTGGCCGCTGCCGCCCGAGCACCTGCGCGAGCCCGGCTTCGAAGTAGAGCCGGCGCCGGAGGTCGTCGCCTGGCTCCGCCAAATGTTCATCGACGAGGGCGCGCCGATGTTCAACCCGCGCCACAGTCACCTCCAGAAGGTAGACCTCGTCGCGATGTGGACGAACGTCAAGTACATCGAGGGCGGCGTCCAGGTCGTCGGCCAGGCGGAGATCATCAACGTCAACGGTAAACCCTGGAAGCGCGCCGACCAGATCGACCGCCTCTGCACCCTGCACGGCAACATCCCGCAGGCGCGCATCTGGCTCGACGCGCCGGCGTGGGTCGAGCGCGGCTTCTGGCGGGCCTGCTCGGTCGGCGAGCACGAGCTCGGCCACTACGCGCACAAGGTGAGTAAGGAAGGCGAGAAGCTCTACGACGAGGAGCACGACGACCGGCCGGTGCTGTGCCAGCAGGCCCACGACGTCGAGGAGCACGTCTTCATCATGGAGCGCTACGGCGTGAATTACTGCGCGGGGCAGAGCAGGGAGTTCGTCGAGGCGGCGCTGAAGGCGCCTCTCTTCGCGCCGCCCAGCTTCGAGACGCGAGCCTACGCATGCGGCTGCGGCAAGAGGGTGTAGGGAAGGAGGTCGGCCGTGCTCTACAGCGACAAGTGCCCGCACTGCGGCAAGGAGACCGACATCGAGCCGCCGCCCGCGGGGCTCTGCGGCGGCGACGAGGAGGTCGAGTACCAGCAGGACTGCACGCGCTGCGGGGAGCCGGTCGTCGGCCGCTTCAAAGTCGAATACGTGCTGCAAGGGGTACAGGCCGGCTGAGATGGACCTCGACACCGAGCTGCTCGCGAAGGTCACGCTGGCCGCCTTCGACCGCGTCGCCGGTGACCGCCGCTGGGAGGTGGCCATCGTCAAGGCCAGGCGGCAGATCGAGGAGAACCCGTTCCTGCACTGGGACGGGCGTCGGCTCCTGGTGCTGAGCCCGTCGGGCGGGCTCTACGAGGCCGGGCGCATCTGCCAGTGCCTCTCTTACTTGAACCGGCGGCCGTGCTGGCACAGGGCGGCCGCCCGGCTCATTCAGCGTTACGAGGAGGAGGTGAACGTGCACGAGAAGGTCAACGGCCCGTGTGACCGCTGCCATCAGGAGTTCGACGGCAGCCGCACCGAGGACATGACGGCCGGGTTCTATGACGTCTCGCCGACGGACTCGCCCGCGGGCTGGGACAAGTTCGCGGACCCGGGCGAGAAGATCGTCTGCGACCGCTGCATGTGGACCGACCCGCGCTACGTGGGGGTCTACGGGCCGACCCAGGCGCTCGCCGTCATCGAGAGCGACACGGCGGCGGCCGCCGCGCGGGTCGAAGAGCGGTAGCCGGGGGAGTCGGTCGGTGAGAGTCGAGTGGTCATACACGAAGGATAAGAGGGAGCTGAAGAGGCTCTACCTCTCCATCCTCCCGACCATCCGCGAGGTCGCGCGCGCGGCCGGCTACGCCGTCGGCGTCCACGGCTCGCTCACGCGGGACCTGGACTTGATCGCCGCGCCCTGGGCCGAGAAGTGCGTCGCGCCGGAGGTGCTGGCGCGGCGGATCGAGCTGGCCGTCTGCCGGTACCCGAGGCGCGAGCGATACCACTGGAAGAAGGTGCGGGAGAACGCCGCACAGAAGCCGCACGGGCGGCTGGCCTTCAGCATCTACCTCGGCACATACGCCTACATCGACCTGTCGGTCCTGCCGACTCAAGGTTGTTTCGATGGCTGACGAGAAGGGAAATAAAGGCGGGGCGCGCCCGGGTGCAGGCCGGAAGCCGAAAGCGCTCGAAGACGACCTGCGCTACAGGCTACAGAAGGCGCTGAAGGAGGGTTGTGCAGGGCAGAAGAGCCGCCTCGACGCCATCTTTACGAAGCTGGTCGATGACTGCACGTCCGACTCGTTTAAGACCCGCCAGGCGAGCCGCGCGCTGCTCTTCGACCGGCTCTACGGGAAGGTTACGACGCCCGTCACGGACGAAGGCGACCAGGGCGATGGCACTTTCGTTGTGCGGGTGCCCGTGAGGATGAGCGCTGAGGAATGGCAAAAGCAAGTCAAGCCGTCAGAGCCGCCCTCCTCGCAATAGTCGTCTGGGCCGCGCAGCCAGGCCCGCAGACGGCGCTCATCTCCTGCCCCATCGAAGACATCTTCTTCGGCGGGGCGCGCGGCGGCGGCAAGACCGACGGGAGTTTAGGCGACTGGTTAAGCCATGTTGATGAGGCCGGAAAATATGCGCGCGGCATCTTCTTCCGCCGCACCTACGACGAGCTGGAGGAGGCGCTCGACCGCGCGCACGAGCTCTTCACCCCGCTCGGCGCCAAGTTCAAGGCGTCGAAGCGCACCTTTTTCTTCCCCAACGGCGCGCGCATCAAGTTCCGCCGCATGGAGCGGGACCGGGACGCCTCACGCTACCAGGGTCACCAGTACACCTGGATCTGCTTCGAGGAACTCACCCAGTGGGCCTCGCCCGACCCCGTCGATAAACTTCGCGCCTGCCTGCGCAACGGCAAGGCGCCCGTCGCCAAGCGCTTTCTCGCCACGGGTAACCCGGGCGGCGTCGGTCACAACTGGGTCAAGACGCGCTACATCGACCCCGCGCCCCCCTTCACCCCCTTCTACGACGAAGAGCAGGAGACCTGGCGCGTCTTCGTCCCGTCGAAGCTCGACGACAACCTGGCGCTCCAGCAGAACGATCCCGACTACTGGAAGCGGGTCAAGGCGTCGGCCAACGGCAACGAGGCGCTCTTACAGGCGTGGCGTCACGGCAACTGGGACATCGTCGCCGGCGGCATGCTCGACGACCTCTTCCGACGAGCGGTGCACGTCATCAAGCCCTTCCAGATCCCGGCGACGTGGAAGGTGGACCGCTCCTTCGACTGGGGCGACAGCAAACCGTTCAGCGTCGGCTGGTGGGCCGAGAGTGACGGGTCGCCCGCCCCGAACGGCGTCCACTACCCGCGCGGCACCGTCTTCCGCATCGGCGAGTGGTACGGGTGGAACGGCAAGCCCAACAAGGGGCTCAAGATGCTCGCGCCGGCCATCGCCGACGGCATCGTCAAGCGTGAGGAGGCCCTCGCCTACGTCAGTAGAGACCGGATCAAGCCCGGCCCGGCCGACGGCTCGATCTTCAACTCCGGCTCGATCGAGGACACGAAGTCCATTGCGGACGTCATGGCCGCGAAGGGCGTCCGCTTCGTCGAGGCCGACAAGTCGTCCGGCAGCCGCAAGCTGGGGTGGGGACGACTGCGCGAGTACCTGGCGGCGGCGCTGCCGAAGACAGACGGGGAGGGTCGCCCCCTCCCGATGGAGTCGCCGGGCCTTTTCGTCTTCGAGAACTGCACCCAGTGGATTCGCACGGTGCCGGTGCTGCCGCGCGACGAGAGTGACATGGACGACGTCGATTCGAAGGCCGAGGACCACGCCGGCGACGAGACGCGCTACCGGCTGCTGAGGCCGAAGGCGCCCGTGGCGAGCAACGTCGAGTTCAGGATTTAATCATGGATGAAATCAGAAAACAGGATCGACCCGACTACAGGTGCGCGGCCTGGCAGCGCATGCAGCCGGCGCAGGAGATCGTCCGCGACGTGAAGGGCGGAACGCTGCGCCTGCGCGAGACGGGCGCGTCCTCGACGGGCGTGAACGGCCAGTCGGTCGCCGTCTCCAAGTACCTGCCCAAGTTCCCGGCCGAACACGCGGACGACTACCGCGACCGCCTGAAGACGGCCGTGCTTTTCAATTCGTACGGCCGGACGGTGCTCGGCTCGAAGGGTCTCGTCTTCAAGAAGAATCCGGTCCTCAGCCCCGACGTGCCGCTGGCCATCCGCGGGCGGAAGCCGGAGCTGAACGACGACGGCGCGGTCAAGACGCCCGGCGTCGAGGGGCACTGGGATAACCTCGACCTCGCCGGCACGCGGGGCGAGGTCTTCTGTCAGGAAGTGTTCGAGAGCGCCTTCGAAGGACACTGTTTCGTCCTGGTCGATATGCCGCCGGCCCTCGGCCCCGACGCGACGCTCGAAGACGAGTTGCGCGCGGGTCTGCGCCCCTACTGGATCAAGTACGAGGCGCGCCAGGCCGTCAACTTTGTCCCCGTCGTCATCAACGGGCGCAAAGAGATCGGCCAGATCACCTTCGAGGAAGAGACCTGCGAGCGGGACGGAGAGTTCGGGGAGCGGACGGTCCTGCACTACCGCATCCTCTCGCTCATCGAATTTCTCAATCCCGCCGACGGTCGCTCGATGCAGCGGGTGCTCTCGCGGGTGCAGAAGAAGGTGAAGGGTGAGGATGGCAAGGATAAATTCGAGGATGTCGGCGAGCCGCGCTTCATCAAGGGGCCGCGCGGCGACTACTTCGACCGCATCCCCATCGCCGTCACCTACGGCCGCAAGGTGGGGTTCCTGGAGAGCGAGCCGCCGCGCCTCGACCTCGCGCTGCTCTGCGTCAAGTACTTCCAGAAGGAGTCCGACCGCGACCAGTCCGAGCACAAGTGCGGCAACCCCATTCCCGTCTTCAAGGTCGCCGAACCCGAAAGTTGGAAGGTGCGTCAGGCCGGCTCGGGACTCGGGCTCGCCATCGGGAAGGACGAGGAGGCGACATACCTGGAGCCGCAGGGCGTCGCGCTCGAAGAGACCCGCAAGACGCTCGAAGACCTGCGCTCGCAGATGGCCGCGCTCGGCCTCTCGATGCTCGTCGCGCGGCCGCAGGCCGACGCCACCGCGACCGAGTCGATCATCGACTTCGCTCAGGAGTCTTCGGAGTTGGAGATCATGGCGGGCTCCGCCGAACAGTGCTTCACCAAGTGCCTCGGCTTCCACGCGCGCTACCTGGGTGAGAAGTCCGGCGGCTCCGTCTCCCTGGGCTCGCACCTGAAGGCGCTGCGCCTGACGCCGCAGATGATCCAGGTCTTCAGCTCGATGGCGGCCCAGAATCAGCTGACCATCCTCACGCTGCTCGAAATCTTACAGCAGGCCGACGCGCTCCCTGAGACGGTCAACCCGAAGGAGGAGAGCGAGGCGCTGAAGGAGCAGGCCGACACCGTCGGCGCCGCGCTGCTGAGGCAGTTCGACAAAGGCACTATGCCGCCGCCCGGAGCCGGCGTCGGCGCCGACGCCGGCGGAGCGGGGGCGGGCGCATGATCAAGGTCTTCCAAACCCGCCGCGGCGCGCGCGGCAACTGCTTCGCCGCCTGCGTCGCCTCGCTCCTGGAGCTGGGGCTAGAGGAGATGCCGGAGTACCTGGACGAGAAGGGCGAACCTCTCTACCCGGGCTGGCTCGCCCTGTGGAACGAGTTCCTGCGCCCGCTGGGCCTCGGCCTGGTGTGGGTACGTCACTGCGCCTGTATGGCCTGCGCGCCGCCACCAGGCTACGCCATCATGGCCGCCAAGGCCCCGAAGGATGACGAGCCGGAGAACACGCACGCCGTGGTCTGCCTTGACGGCGCCGTCGTTCACGACCCGCTCGACGACGTCAAGACTCACGAAGGCCCGTACGAGCCCGACCACTGGTATGTGTTCACGGTGCTCGACCCCGTGGGCGTCCCGCGGATGAGGTCTGCGCTGAAGAAGATCGCCGCCAGGCGGCCTTGTGTCGCCGTGGCCGACGTCGCCTTCTACCGGTCGCGACAGGACGCGCGCCAGGGGCTGCGCTCATGAGCCGCCGCGTCGTGCTCATGGAGAAGGGAGGGGTGCTCGGGGCGGTCGGCGTCCACGAGGTGGACGGCTTCGAGGTCATCCGCACTTACGACTCCCGCGTCGGGCTGAAGGCCGGCGACCGCGCGCAGGTGCTCGTCACCGCCGGCTACTCCGAACCCATCGTCAGTCGGGAGGTCGGGCGCAGCGTCGAGAGGGGCTGGCGAGTGTTTTACGATGGGCCTCCGCTGAAAGGCTGAAGCGAGAGTCATACCGGGGCGCGTAGCTCAGGGGCTAGAGCGCCGCGCGTGGTTTGAAGACTACGCCCGGAGGTGGACGGTTCGAGTCCTTCCCGCCCCGACCGACATCAGCGTCTTATGCCCTCCCTCTTCAAACAAGCCAAGGCGCAGCGCCGCGAGCTGCTCAGACGTGACGCCGAGCTGGCGCGTCGGGTCGCGGAATCCTTCGGCGTGCGCTACCGCAGCATCCGGGTCGTCGCCGGCGAGCTCTCGGCCGAGATGGCCGCTGCGCGCGCGCGTGCGGAGGTGATCGACCTGGCCTGGCTCGCTCGGAGCTGGCGCTTCCGCTACCTGCTCGCGCTGACCAAGGCCGAGGTGCACAACTTCTCGGCCGAGGCCGCGGGGTTGATCACGCGGGCGCGGGCCGAGGCGTTCGCCCGGGCCGCGGCCGACACGCGCGAGCTGCTGGCGCAGGCCGGCGCCGCGCAGTTCACCTCGCCCGGGCTGGCCGAACTCGCCCAGGGCCTCGCCGACCCGACCCGGCTGCGCTCCGTGCTCGAACCCATAGCCGACGGCGCCGTCGTGCGCGTGCGCCAGGCCGTGACCTTCAACCTCCTCCAGGAGCAGACCGCGGCCGCGCTGGAGCGCTCTGTCACCGAGGGCCTCGGGACACAGCTCACGCACGCGCTCTCCGTCACACGCACCGCCCACATGAACGCCTACCGCGAGGGCGCGCGCGCCGCCCGCCTGGCCGAGCGCGAGAACGTTTACGGGTGGGTCTGGGTGGCCGAGCTCTCGACGACGACGTGCGTGCTCTGCTGGGCGATGCACGGCACCGTCCACGACGTGACGGAGCCGCTCGACACCCACTGGAACTGCCGGTGCCAGGCCGTGCCCCTCGTCTTAGGCGCCGACGAGGCGATAGAGACCGGCGCCGATATGTTCGAGCAGCTGTCGGCGGAGGATAAGAGAGAGGTGTTAGGCGCGGCCGGCTACGAAGCTTACAAGGCGGGGCGCGTGGGGCTGAAGGATTTCGTCGGCGTCCACCGGACGAAGGAGTTCGGGCGGATGAGATACGTCAGGAGTCTGAAGCAGGTGCTGGGCTAGCTCCTGCTGCTCGCCGTCGGGCTCCCACTTCTTTGGCCGCCGTTAAGAATGCGTTTGCGACCTCTGCGGGGATTCCATCAAGGCACTCCGGACAGAGAGTGTAGCCGCGGACGACTAATTCGCCGTCAGGGTTAAAACCAGAAGTGATAGGAAAAGCGCACTCGCTACAGTAAATATAGCTGTTACTCATTCAAATGTTCTGGAATGAACGTTGTCGACGGCGGCCGCCAAGTGGGCGCCGCAGACGAAATAATCAATGTGGCGGACGGTGGCGGCGTGAGGATTATCGTCGTCTGAATACTCACACTCAATAGGATGACCGCACCGATGGCAGGACAGCACTAAGTCGGGATGTTCGCTGTTGAGTGGGGTCGGACAGGTACAGAAAACTATCATGTAAGCGAGATCACCTCGGAATCATCCAGACGACGGCGCTGTACTTCCCGTCCTCGCGTAAGTAGTGACTGGTCACTCCGGCTTCACGAGCGCCCACGTGGGTGTGGTCGAAGGTGATGAAGCGGCCTTCGAGGTCGATATCTACAGTCCACGTCTCACCGCGTGAGTCGTAGCCGGCGAAGCGCCTAAAGCTGCCCTCGAAGACTTCCTCTAACACGACGCGCTCGCACAACTCACTGCGTTTGGCTTGAGGGAACTTAAGTGCGCTGAGCCCCTCACCGGTGAGTGCAACAACCACCGGCCGGCAATGCCGGTCGAGCGCCTCAATCACCCGCTCGGGAATAAAATGCGCACATTCAAGGGTAAGAAGATTCAACTCTGAGGGGCGCGCTGCGAGCAGCGGATTAATACTAATCCAATACACTCTCTCGCAGAATGAACATTTAAAGTCCGCTACTACAGCCGATTTCGCGGCGGTCGCGTATTTCGAAATTAGGTAACCCGTGCCCTTCTCAAGAATGGTCACCTCCTCGAAGCGGAGCGAGTCGTCACGAAGGAGGCGAATTAGCTTAACCGTCTCGCCGGGAAGGCCACTATGCGCCAGGGGCCTCAGCCGCCCACATTCAGTACAAAGCCTGTCACACTCGGCCGCCGCCAGCCTGCTCTGTGCGCCGCACCCGCGGCAAGCTCTCATCTCGTCGTCACCCATGACATTCACCCCCCGGGCACGATGATCCTCCGCTGCTCCACCTGCACCCCGATCAAGTCCAACCGGTAAAGCCGCACGTGGCCGCAGCGCGTGCACGACAGCGAGGCCGCCAGGCTCGCCGACGCCTCGACGCCGGGGCCCGGGATGAGCGGGAGCGCGACCGGGGTCGGGATCAGCATCCAATCCTGCCAATCCTGCGCCTGCCCGCATTCGACGCACACGGGCGAGATCTGCTTCGCGCTGAGCGCCTGCGCGACCGCCTGGACGAAAGGGCTGGGGGCCGGCTGCGGTGGCGCGGCCACGGTACCGAAGGGCTCTTCCATGCGCGAATTATAACCCGGCCCCGGCCGGTAGTCTTCACCAGTCTGCTCCACTCGGACACCCCTACGGAAAATAAAAACCCGGCCTGCCTTAGATTCACGCTCGCACGGCGCGGAGGACTCTCCTCGCGCGCCACATCTCCGCCTGTCGGTGACAGGCGACAAACATTGGAGCGGTGCTCGAATGGCTAAGTGGAAGTTTAAGAAGGTCACCAAGCTCGAAGATGTCCCGGAGCCGTATCGCGCTCTCTACGTTGAGAAGGACGACGGCTTCGAGGTAGACCCGGCGAAGTTCGCCGACTTCGAGTTCGACGACCGGGAGGAAGTGGCCGGCGCGCTCGAGCACGAGCGGACGGAGCGCAAGCGCCTGAAGACCGAGGTCGATAAGTACAAGGGCATCGACCCGGAGAAGGCGCGCGCCGCGCAGGCGCGCCTCGACGAGCTCGACGAACAGAATCTCATCCAGAGCGGCGAGGTCGAGAAGCTGAAGGCGAAGTGGCAGAAGGATTGGGACGACGAGAAAGCGGACTTGGTGAAGCAGATCGGCGACCGCGACGGCCAGCTCACGAAGTTCAAGCTCACCGACAGGGTGAGGGAGGCGGCCCTGAATGCCGGTGTCCACAAGGAAAAGGTCGAGGACACCCTGCTCCTCACGGAGCGCCACTTCAAGCTCGGCGAAGGCGACAAGATCGTCGTCCTCGACAAGGACGGCCTCGAATCCCGCAGCGACCTCGACAAGTTTTTCGGCGAGGAGTTCAAGACGCAAAAGCCGTGGCTCTACGAGGCCACGGGCGCGGGCGGGAGCGGTGCTCCGGCCGGCGGCAGTGGCGGCGGTACTGGCGGTGCCAAGACTGTCAAGAGAGCCGAATTCGAACAGAAGACGCCCGCCGAAAGGGCGACGATGGCGAAGGAAGGCGTCACGGTCGTCGATTAGGCAGGCGGGGCAGGAAACCGCCGGCCGCCGACGGCCCCTTGACTCAGTTTAGAGGATTGAAATGGCAAACGTTCTTACGAATTTGATCGCCCCCCTGTACGTCGCCCTCGACGTCGTCTCGCGCGAAGTAGTCGGCGCCATCCCGTCGGTCTCCCGCGACCCCCGCGTCGCGCGCGCCGCCATCGGCCAGACGGTCTACACGCACCAGACGCCCGCCGCGGCGGCGACCGACATCACGCCGGGCGTCACGCCCCCGAACGACGGCGACCAGACCATCGGCAACGTCCCCATCACCATCACCAAGCAGCGCCGCGTCCCGTTCCGCTGGAACGGCGAGGAGCAGCTCTCGGTCGATAACAACGGCGCCGGCTCCCAGGCGATCCAGGCCGACCAGCTCCAGCAGGCCATCCGCACGCTGGTGAATGAGATGGAGGCCGACGTCGTCTCGACGGCCCGCAAGGCGGCGAGCCGCGCATACGGCACGGCGGGCACCACGCCCTTCGCCACCAACCTCGGCGACCCCGCGCAGGTGCGCAAGATCCTCGACGACAACGGCGCGCCGGGGAGCGAGCGCTCGCTGATCATCGACACCACGGCGGGCGCCAACATGCGCACGCTCGGCCAGCTCACCAAGGCCAACGAGGCGGGCGACACCGTCACGCTGCGCTCGGGTCAGCTGATGGAGATCCACGCCCTCTCGGTCCACGAGTCGGCCGCGGTGCTCCCCGTCACGCCCGGCACCGGCGCGTCCTACACGACGAACACCGCCGGCTACGCCGTCGGCGCCACCGCCATCACGCTCATCACCGGTTCGGGCACGATCCTCGCGGGCGACGTGATCACCTTCGCCGGCGACACCAACAAGTACGTCGTCGCCTCGGCCCTCTCCGGCGGCGTCGTCACGCTGGCGAAGCCGGGTCTGAAGAAGGCGCTCGCCGCGTCGGCCGTGGCCGTCACGGTCGTCTCCTCCTTCACCCCGAACATCGCGCTGGTCAAGTCGGCGGTCGTGCTCGCGACGCGCCTCCCGGCGCTCCCCCTGATCAACGGCGTGCCGCGCGACATGGCCATCGACCGCATGACGATCACCGACCCGCGCTCGGGGATCTCGTTCGACGTGGCCGCCTACATGCAGTACCACCAGCTCCAGTACGAGGTGGCGGCTGCGTGGGGCGTCGGGGCCGTCAAGCCCGAGAACATCGCGCTGCTCCTCGGCTAACCAGGCGGCGCTTCAGACGCCCGGGGGCCGCCTTCACACCGCGGCCCCCGGGCGCTCTCCATCATCGGAGACCGTTGAGACAGACGAGGACCTGGCATGACAGAGACAGTCAGAATCAAGGACGGGGGCGCCGAGGGCGGCTTCAGGATCATCGACAAGTCCGAGTTCATCGAGGGCGTGCACGTGCTCTTCGAGCAGCCGGGGGCACAGCCGCCCGCGGAGAATACTCACCTGCCGGAAGACTTCAGGGGGAAGCTCGAAGAGCTCGACGCCCTGGAGGAGATGAAAAGGCCGCGGCTGAACATCATCGCCGAGCACTACCGGGTGAAGGTCTCGCCGGGCATGTCGAACGTGCAGGTCGTCTCGGCGATTAGGGCCGCCGCCGGCTACAAGCAGCCGGACGCGCCGGCCGGCGAGGGTGCCGAGATCAAGTTCGTGATGATGAAGCGCACGACCGACGGCGACGGCCCGCACCCGATCCACCCCGACGAGGTCGAGAACTACAGACGCGGCGAATGGGTCGAGGTCGAGGTCGAGCCGAAGCAGTAGGCAGTAGGTAGCAGGTAGCCGATGGCCCTAACTGACACAGAGATCGTCACCACGGCCGAGATCGTCGGGGAACTCTACGCGGTCGCCCAGTGGTACGCCCAGAACCTGACGGCCGGCCAGGAGGCTTCTCTGCGCGCCGACATCGCCACCTGGACCTCGATCCGGGACAAGCACACGGTCATCGAGGGCGGCGGGGTCAAGATCAACCCGGCCGACAAGCGGGCGGCCATCACCAGGCGCGTGCGCAAGATGCTCCGGTTCGAAGACGCGGGCTCCGGCTCGGTCAGGATCATGCGGGGATGAACGAGTTCGCCCAGGCCATCGAGGACGCGAGGGCCGAGGTGGCCGAGGCCGCCACGGAGTTCCTCCCCGACACCTGCACCGTCTCTTCGCCCGGCGCGGCCTCGACCGACGCCTACGGCGCGACCGCGCAGCCGCCTTCGACGACGCCGAACGTGCCGTGCAAGTACGAGGCCGGCGGCGTCTCCGAGGGCGAGCGCGGGGGCGCGCTGCTGGCCACCGCGACGCACGTCTTAACGTTGCCCGCGAACGTCGCCGTCGAGGCCGAGGACACGATAGTCGTCGACGCGCGCGGCGCCGCGCCGCAGCTCACGTTCCAGGTCACGGGCCGGCTGGACAAGTCGACCGACCTACTCCTGAAGGTGGCCGCCACCCTTCAGCGCAAGAGGCAGAGTTGATGGCCAAACGCTTTCAGTACCGCACGCACGTCGTCATCGAGGGCGGCACCGAGGAGACGCGCTTCGAGCCGCTCGAGGAGGGCGCGCCGCGCATTCAGGCCCGCTACGAGCTGAGAGAGGGCGAGCACGGCCGTTTCCAGCACGGCGCCGTCTACCTGATCAACTCGCTGAAGGTCGAGGACGCCGAGCACGTGCCCGACGACGCGCCGCCGGCGGCCCGCGCCAGGACTCGCCGGGCGAAGACGACGGAACAGGCGTAACGGTGCCCGTCAAGACCACTAACAACTTCGCCCTCATCAAGACGATCGTCGGGGAGGGGAAGGCCGACGGCGTCAACGCCGCGGCCAAAGAGCACCTGACCGTGGCACGCAACCTCTCGCCCCTGGACGAGGGCCGGCTCAGGAAGAGCCACCGCTTCACGAAGCGGGCAACCGAGAAGAGCCCCACGGCGCGCATCAAGGCGGGCGGCAACGTCGTGGACGGCGAGCTGGTCGATTACGCCGGGCACGTCAACAACGGCCACGCGACGCGAAACGGCCGTCACGTCGCCGGGGTGCACTTCTGGGACGAGGGGATGGAGTACGGGCGCAAGGCCGCGGCCGAGGGCGTCGCCGAAGTCAAGCGCGGGCTCGAGACGGGTAAGCGACGGCCGCTCGTCGTGAGGTCGCTGAAGGAAGCCGAGGAGGTCGGAGGGCAGGCCGGAGATGGCTGACGAGGTGGACGAGAGTTTCGCCGTACTGCGCGCTCTGCTCTTCGTGTCGGCGACGCTCCGGGCGGGCCTGGGCAGCACCTCGACCACGTTCCGGTGCTACGCGCCGAACGAGGTGCCGGATAACCCGGTCTACCCCTACGTGCTGATGGAGTTCGCCTCGGCCGCGGAGGACGTCGGCGGCTTCGGCGTGAGGCTGCTCTCCAAGCCGCTGATGCTCGTGCGGCTGGTGCAGCTGGGGTCGTGGGACGCCAACTGCCGCACGCTGAACCAGGCGATGGACGACTCTCTCCAGGGCGTGAAGAACCAGAACTCGGGCGGCTGGAACATCTCGGGAATCGTCAGGGAGCGGCCGTACCGCTTCCCCTACCGCGACGCCGGCGGGAACAAGTTCAACGAGGGGGGCGGCTACTACCGCCTGCGGGTCTCGAAGCAGTGAGGAGTGAACAGAGATGACGACGCGATCGACAGTAGACAAGGGACTCCAACTCGGGGTCGAAACCACGCCCGGCACGCAGGTCGCCGCCAACCGCAAGGTGCCGAACCTCGACATCCAGTGGAACCCGGAGCTCCAGCACGAGACCTTCCGCCCGCCGGGTCAGAAGTACGACACCTCCGCGGTCGTCCACGGCGCGCTCATGCGCGGCACCTACATGGGCGCCGGCTGCTTCAACTCGATCGTCTACGCGCTGGCGGGCCTCATCGGCGCGACCATCACCACGCCGGGCGGCGGCACGAACTCGCGCAACTGGGCATTCGTCCCCGTGGCGTCGGGGCGTGACACGAACCAGAAGACCTATACGGTGGAGCGGGGCGACGCGGCCGCCGCGCAGGTCTCGACCTTCACGCAGATCTCCTCGTTCAAGCTGGAGGCGAGCCGCCAGTCCGTCAAGTACAACGGCAACGTCTTCGGCCGCCTGGCCTCCGACGGCAACACGCTGACGGCCAGCCCCACGCTGATCACGGCGCGCCCAGTCGCGGCCCCGCAGATCAAGGTCTACGTCGACACGACGTGGGCGGGCATCGGCACGACGCTCGTGACGGACGCCTACGCCTTCTCGCTCGACATCGGCGAGAAGTTCCTGCCCTTCTTCGCCTTCGACGGCTCGACCAGCTACAAGGACACGGCGGAGCAGGCCCCGGACCTCGGCTTCGGCTTTAAGACCGCGCACAACGCCCAGTCGCGCGCGTGGTTCGGCGCGCTCGCCGCGAACACGACCTACTTCATCCGCGCGGTCATCACCGGGCCGATCCTCGAAGCGGCGATCAACGAGAAGATCCAGATCGACATCGCGGGGCGCTTCGCGGCCGCCCCCGACGACGACAACGGCGGGGTCTACGGGTACGAGTACCAGTTCAACCCCATCTACGACTCGACGTTCAACTCGACGGGCGGCGTGCTCGCCGTCAACTGCGTGAACCTCCTGACAGCGCTGTAAGGCGCGCGGGGCCTCCGGCCGGGCGTCGTCGCGAGCAGGCGGCGCGCCCGGCCTTTCGACCACCTGACGGTAATTATGGAAGCCAATCTACTCGACGAATACCTGATCAACGACGACATGCCCGCGGGGGCGGAAAAGTTGCCGCTCACGTGGGACGCCAACAAGTTCACGGGCGACCTGGGGCGGCGCATGGCGGGCGTCTACCGAGAGTGCGCCGAGCGCGTCGAGAAGAAGATCCAGGCCAACACGGGGGCCGCGAAGGGGAAAGGACGGCGCCGGCGTAAAGCCTCCGAAGAGGGCAGCCTGGTCGGCGTGGCGGAAGAGCTGGCTGCGTCGCTCGAGCTGAGCGCGATGGTGGGCGAGGTCGAGAAAGAGATGTACGCCGACGCCCTGGCCTGTGACCGCTACGGCATCCTCCACTCGTGGGGGCTCACGGTGGGAGGGTCGCCGCTGGAACCGACCTTCGAAGAGCTCATGAAACGCAGCGCGAAGGTGGTCAAGGCCATCTTCACGTTCGCCAGGGAGGGCAGCCTGCCAAAAAAGCCCGATGCTGGGAGGCCGCAGTCGCCGGAGACGAGCACGACGACCAGCTTGCCTACCAGCGATACCTCGTCGCCCCAGACCACCCCGGCGCCGGAAAGCCCGGATACGTCGAACGTCACGACGTCGCCCGATTCCTCGGCGTGAGGGAGAGCGAGCTGAGGTCGCAGCCGGAGCGCTCTTACCGGGAGGCGCTCGTCATCATGCGGGCACGGCGCGAAGCGGCGCTGCACCTGAGTAAGAAGGCGGGGGTGTTCATTCACCCGGACGTTTTCATGGGGTTCTGATGGAAGCCGCCGTCCTCGAAACCATCTACACGGCCTCGGACGCGGAGTTCCAGAAGATCACCGCGGCGGTCGAGAAGCGCTTTAAAGACACCGTCAAGACTGGCGAGGTCTCGCTGCGCGAGCAGCAGCGCGCCGCCGAGCAGCTCCATAAGCAGCGCAGCGCGTCCCTCATGCGTCAGTGGCAGGAGGAGCAGCGCGCCGCCGAACGCGCCGCCAAGGCCGAGGTGAAGGCCGCCACCGACGCCGCCCGCGCCATGTCGCAGGCGATGACCCAGGCCCAGCGCGAGGCCGACCGCACGGGGCAGTCGCGCGCCCGCTCGGGCGACAACCTGCTGGGACTCATTCCCGGCGGATCGCGTGTCACCCAGTTCAGATCCATCGCCGACGATATCAAGAATCTCACCGGTGCAGCCGAAGGGGGCAAGGCGGCGATCAGCGACCTCGGGGCAGCGGGACTCGGGGCCGCGGCCGGGGTGGCCGTGCTCACGGTGGGCCTCGTCGCCGCCGGCTTTGCGGTCGCTAAGTCGGTTTCACTCTTCAGCGACTACGCGAACCAAATCCATGACCTCGGTCAGGAGAGCGGCCTCGCGGCCGAGACCCTCTCGACCGTGGACGTCTACGCGCGGCTGGCCGGCGCCACGGTCGAGCAGGCGGCCAACTCCTTCCAGATTTACCTCCGTAACGCCGCCGAGGCCGCCAACGGCAACAAGGCGATGGCGGCGACCTTCAAGCGGTTCGGCATCGACGCGACCGAGGCGCTGAGGGACCCCGACCAGGCAGCCCAGAACCTGCTCGACACGCTCGCCAAGATCCCGAACAGCGCCGAGCGCCTGGACGCCGCGAACAAACTCGCCGGCCGGTCGGGCAAGGTGCTCGCCAGCATCGCCCAGGAGATGGGCGGCAGCTTCGCCGAGGCGCGCCGCCAGGCCGAACAGTGGGGCGTGGTCCTCAGTGAAGACGACGTGCGCGCGGCCGACAAGCTCGGGGATTCGATTGAGATCATGAAGATGAAGGCCGAGGGCGCGATCTACAAAATCGCGCGCGAGGTCATGCCCGAACTCACAAAGTCAGTCAAGGAACTGGACGGCGCGCTCTCCGACGACCTCACGATCTGGGAGAAGTGGGGCATGGGCGCGGCGGTGCAGATCGCGCGCGTGCGCGGCGTCATGGAGGGCTTCGCCGACTGGTGGCGCGGCAACAGCTGGAGCCCGTGGGAGATGGGTAAGGCCCTGGAGCGGGGCAGGGACAGGGAGCAGGGCGAGTTCATTCACGGGCTCGACGAGCGGCACGGATACTTCGACCTCAACCGGCCTGCGAGCGACGAGCAGCAGCGCCGCGGGGCAGAGGAGCGGGGCCGCGCCATGTCAGAGATGGAGCGCGCGCGCGGCGGCGGGGCGGGCAACTACGCCGTCCAGAAGTCTGGCGGCGCGAACGCGGCCAAGCGAACCGCGCAGCTCGCGCTGGAGGCGGCCAGAATCGTCGCCCGCGAGGCGGAGAGTCTCTTCCGCGACCAGCTCGAAACTCAGCAGCGCAGTTACGACCGCGGCCTCGAATCGCTGGGGGAGTACAACGACAAGCGAGTCGAACTGGAGAACGACAGGTACGAGAAGGTCAAGGACGTCTTCGCCAAAGAGCGCGCCGCCCTCTCGGGCCTGAATGGTAAAGAGGGTGACGTCAAGCGCCAGGACGTAGACCAGCGGGAGGCGGAGGCCGAGAGGCAGCACCAGCAGACTCTCGCCAAGATCGGCGCCGAAGGTTACGAGAAGCGGCTGGAGATCGACAAGCGCTACCGGGATGAACGCCTGCGCATCAGTGCGCAGATGAGCGCCAACGAGGTCGCGCGCCTCATGCAGTCCGTCTCCGCCGGCGAGCGGACGAACGAGGAGGTCGAGGAGCGCCGCTTCCAGCTCGAGCGGCTCCAGTTCGCCGAGCGGATGCGCGACGCGCTCGTCGAGGAGTCACGTTACGTCACCGGCGACCCCGACAAGTTGAAGGCCGCGCAGAACGCCGTCGAGGCCATTCTGCAAGAGATGGACGCGGCACTCACGGGGCACGTCGCGCACACCCGCGATGCGCGCGAGTCGGACTTGCAGAGCGCGCAGCGCTACGCGCAGGGCTTACGCTCGGTCTACGCGGAGATCGCCGACATCAACGCCGAGATCATGCAAACGCAGATCGACGCCTTGGGCGAGAACTCCTTGAACCGCCGGGCCGCGACCGAGGCGCAGCGCGTTCTTAACCAGGCGAGAGAGGCGGCCCGGTCGGGAAGGGAGCTCGCCGACCTGCACGAGCGTCGGCGCGCCCAAGACCTCAACCCGAACCGGGTCGAGGCCGCCAGTAACATCCGCGCCATCAACGCGCGCATCGAGGCCGAGGAGCGCCTGCACCAGGCGCGCATGGTCGAGATCGACCACCAGGCCAACGAGGAACGGCGCCGGCAGCTGATAGAGATCGGCAACGACATCGCCGGCATCCTGACGGCGGGGCTGGAGCAGTTCGACGGCACCTGGTC